GAGAGCACCTCTAAAACTATTTGGTATTATATTTGCCATATTGTTTTATCTCCTATTTATAACTTGATGGTGGTTTGACGTTAAGTTGAGCGCGAACTTCACCATCTTGATATTCGTCTCTGCGTCTTTGACCGATTTGCTCGATCGCGTACGATTCTATTGCCTCATTATATTGGCTTTGATAGTATTGTAACATATCTTGCGGACCTTTCAAGTATCCATATGCATTTACCAGACAAGCATATAAAAGTAAATCTTGATATTTATTTGACAAATAAGTTCCATTTGTAGCTGGAGCGGGGGTAGAAGTTGTATCTGTAATAGTCTCTGGCTCTTTATCATAAGCCAGTGTTATTTCGTAGGTTTTATCAGGTGTTGGGGCTAATACCCAAAATTCTTCGTCCCAATTTGCATAATATTTAGGTATATCTACAGCTGCGGTTCCGGGAGTAGAATAATATTCTGCTATAAAACTTGTGTCTCTTTGTTCTAAATAATATTGATTTCCATCTTGGTCTTTAAATTGAACATATCGAATTGCTCTTAAATCATCTGGTATAGTTACATATCTGTTACCAACTATGGCATTTGATGTTGCATAAAATACACTTTGATCTGTATCAATTGCTCTGTATATTTTATTTTCTGCATTTTTAATTATAGTATCTAAAACTGAATCAGATAATACAGAACTACTAACTTCTGTATAATTTCTAATATCAGTTCTTAAATTATCTAAAGTGTATGCCATTATCCGTTTACTACCTCAAGTGTTACAGGACCCGCAGAACAATTTGAACCACCACCAAATACTCCACCACTTGTTGCACTGCTTGTGCTAGTTATATGAAAATAATTTATTGGAGTTGTTAATGGATCTGATGTTGTAGCTCCAGTTACAGTTCCAGATGAATCTATTCTACCTAATGCAATTGTAAATCCAGATGTATTATTCAAATCACTTACATTATCAAACGTTGGAATATTTTGAAATGATTGTAAATTTTTTAAATCATCTTCATTGGGTCCACCAGGACCTGCAGAAGTTACAACAGGAGGTCCTCTAAATCTTACAATTGAACCAGCTGTTCTTTGATGATCTTCTGAAAAAACATTTACATAAGTTGTGCCTGCATAAATTATAGACTCAAAAGGATTATCATTTAATAAAATTAAACTTGTTTTAGATTCAGGTTGTGGTCTTGGGTTATATAAAGCTTGTGGATCAGAGCCAACTGGTTTTGGTTCTAGTTGTGGTTGCTTTGCTTCAAACTCTGAATAGTGAACTAAAGAGCCATTCCACTCTCTAACCATTTCAGAATATGGAAATGCCATTCCTGATCTATCAGAAATTGCTAACGCGTGTTTACCTGATGCATACTTACCCATTATACTCCATCTCCATAAAATGTTTGTGGTGAAATGAAAGTAGATGTACCTTGATTGTCTGCATCAAGAGCTCTTAATAATTCACTTTCATATCTTCTTTCCAACTCTTGACTCATAGCTGGTGAATATTTTTGACTTAAATAATATGCAAGTCCAGACATCATACAAGGATAAAATCTATTTACGATATCTGATGTATTATTATATGCACCTGCATCTTGAATTTTTGCTAAATAATAAAAACAAAATTGAAAATTACTTGGTGTGGTTGCATCGGATACACTTGAACTTGGTGTTGTATATAAAAATATACTAGGATTTAATTTTCTTTCTACATAATATTGTGATGGTGTACCTTTAGCTAATTTGTTTGGTGTTGCTGAATATGCAGATCTATCTATTTTTGTAAGTGCAATATCTTGTGGTGCAGTTGCATCAGAATTATTTCTGTAATAAGCTTCTAACACTGTATCTAAATCTTGTGGAAAGTTTTCTGAATCAGACGCAAAACTATATTCTGCTTGTCCTTCTACTAATGGAACTTTTGCAAGTTTTACTTTCCATAAATGAACACCTCTGTTTGCCCATTCTTGAAACATTATATTTAAAGAACGTCTCGCTGATCTTAACTGATATCCAGTTCTAGTGCCCTGAACTCCAGTTCTTTCAAAAGCTTCCTCTATAATATCGTCTATCTGTGGATTAAATTCTGTTTCTTCTGATGTAGGAGAAATAGTTTGAGCAGTATTACCCATACCACTGTGAACTGTGCAATAATAAAATAATAAAGGAGCGCCTGTAGTTCTAACAGGTGCAACATTAAAAGTTAATTTACCTGTTGATCCTGCAATTCCAGAATAAGTTATACCAGTAGTGTAAGCAGTTCCTGCAGGTGTTGCGTGAATTCCGTTATCTGTAGTTGAAAAAGCTATTTGATGACCTGTATTAGTGCTATCAGTTTGATCAAAAATATAAGTATTACCTTCTTGTAAATATAAGACAACATTAGCCTCTCCGTTAATATAATATTTATTACCGGTGCCATATTTATTAGTCCCCGTTGCTACGGTTACTTTATAAGTGATCGTGGCCATTTAAACTCCTTAACCGTCGAAGAATACTGTTAAACCCGTAATTGTTCCAACATCCATTTTGACGAAAGCGCCTGAATCAAATAAAACTCCGTTATCTGGAATGTAAGGATCTAATTGTCCTGACACAACAGTTAAACCTAATAATTCTGATCCATCAATTGATGTATTATTAAATAATACAGTTCCTGCTCCACCAAATACTCCGTGCATTCCTCTAACTCTAGTTCTACCTGCAAATACAGTTCCACCTTGATCTGCAGCAACACCAGAAGAAGTATTAGTTCCAACTGCACCTGAAGCTGCAATTTGAGTTACAGTTTGAAAATATTTTGTGCTTGTTACAGTGTTATTATTTGGACCAGTTAATGCTTCCTCTTGAGTGTTTCCTTCAGAATCAGTTCCAGTAATTGTGAAAGTAACTGCACTAATATTTCCTGTAGAAACAAGAGTAATTTTTTGAGCCATATTATCGCCAGCAAATGTCGCCGCTGTTCCAGCTAAAGTCATATTACCCGCACCACCCAATGTTTGAGCAGCAGCGATGGTAGTAGCACTTGCAGCTGTTCCATCAGTGAATCGTTTGGCTTTTACTTGTGATACATTA